AGACGTGGGTCGGCCACCAGATGCCGATGATGGCACCAATCACGCACAGCAGGATCACGCCGTAGATCACGTACAGGAAGGTCGGGCGCGCTCGGCTGGTCCAAGGATCGGCTGAGTTGGCCTCGGCCAGGATCCCCGACAGGCTGGTCTGCATCTCCTGCAGTGCCAATTGCCCTTCTGCCTGCAGCAGCGCGAGCTTGGCTTTCTCCCGCTCGGCGGGGTCCGGCACCAGGCGGTCGATCAGGCGACTGCCCGTTTCCAGCAGGCCCGGAGCCAAGGTGGTGAGCAATGGGGTCATACCGTACCCTCCACGAATTCCGCCATCCGGTTCATCCAGCCAGCCGCGAACGCCGACTGCTTGGGATCGTTGGTGATCAGCCGACCGAGGTGACGCAGACGCTGTCCCAGCACCTTGCCGTAGAGCACACCTTGGTCGGCGGCAGCGATTGCTGCGCGGGTGTTGGGACCGATCACGCCGTCGGCCGTGATGCCGAGAGCGGATTGCAGCCACTGCACCGCCCGCTTAGGTCCGGAATGCACACTGGCATCGACCAGCAGATGCAGCAGCACCGGATGCGTGATGGCCTCGAAGCCCGGGCCGGTGATGTACTGCTGGCGGTAGATGGCGCGGGCTTCGGTTTCGGTCAGAGCTTTGACCTCTGCGACCGTCGCGGGGCGACCGAGCTTGCGCCAGGCTCCCAGCGTCTGCGCGGTGATGCCGAAATTGGTCGGCCCGCCCCGGTCAGCAGGGTGATTCACGTAGCCGCCTTCCCGGCGGATGATTTCGTCGAGGATGGTGTCGATGGTGCTCATGGCCGTTCCCTTTCTGCGGTGGAGCCGAGTCGCTTTTGCGCCCAGCGCTCCAGTTGGTAGATGGCCTGGCTGCCCATGTGGCCGGAGATGCCGACCAGGGCGGCGGTGACCAGGGGATTGAACTGCGCCGCCTCACACAGCCAGAAGGTGATGAGGCCGGCGAAGGCCGAGGTAGCGATCTCGCCAATGAGCTCCACCACGTTGAAAGCCCGGGTCTCGCCGGACTTCACCTTGCGGTAGAAATTGACCAAACCACCCCAGGCGGCCAGTCCCGTCACCCACAGGTAGGTGATCAGGCCGTAGGTCGAAGGATCTTTTTCGGGCACGGGGGTCTCCTTATGGGTTGGGTTCGGTGGAAGTGCCAGTCACCGGCACGGGGGATGCGGTGAAGCGCTCGCACTCCACCTGCGTCGTGTAGCCCTGGGTGCCGAGCCGGTGCTCGACGCGCCTGATGCGCCAGTCGGTCGGGATGCCCGGGCGCAGCGAAATCGACAGCCGGCCCTCGGCGGCCAGGCGGGGATCGCCGGGCAGGCTGAAACTGAGTTCACCTTGCCCGCGTTCGCCGGTGTTCTTGCGCGTAGCCGCTGCCGCTTTGGCCTCGGCTTCGGTGGCATGGACGTAGCGGATCTCCTCGAACGGCGGCTGGCCCGTGGTCACCTCCCGGCGTTCCCCCTTCTCGAAGTCCCACCAGTAGGCGCGTGCGCCGCCAGTGCTGACCCGGGGCGGTGACTGGCCATCCTCGCCTTGCCCGCTGCCGGTGCCGGCGGGCTTGCGGGCGCTGTGCTGATAGCGCCACTGCGCTAGTTGCTCGGGCGCCAGCCGCAAGGTCGGCAGCACCTGACCGGTGATGGTCTTTGCCGCGCCCTGGCGCGCGAGCACCAGAAATCCCGCTACGGGTTTGGCTACGGCATCGTGCTTGGCCGCGAGGCGCGTCAGCAGCGCCATGTCCGACTCCGCCGTCTGATCCAGATGCGGAATCGGGATGGCGCCGAGTTCGGGATCGATCTTGGCCTGGTAGCGGTGCTCAGCGGCGATGGCCGTCACCAGCGCACCCAAAGTGGTCGCCTCCCAGGACCGGGTCTTGGGACTGCGAAACGGCCCGACCATGTCGGCAGCCTTCGCGGAGACAGAGAGCGTCGCTGGCGGCGAGCGGATCTCGATCTCGTCGACGATGAACTTGCCCATCGCCACCCAAGAGCGCCCAGCGTAGGACAGCGACACTTCCAGCACCGTGCCGATCTTGGGCAGCTGTGCGATAGCACCATCGGCACGGCGACGGTCATCCAGCGTGAGGCGCAAGGTATCCGAGGACAGGCCCGCTTCGTCGGTGACCACCAGCTCCAGCAGGCGGTCGGCCACGGCGCGGGTGATGTCGGTGCGGTCGGCCAGGATCAGGAAAGTGGGTTGCATCGCTCCTCTCCTCTACGACCAGATCCGCAACAGCGGCAGCACGGGCTTATCGTTGAGTGCGGGCATCTGCACAGGCGTGCCCGCTGGCAAACGCAGCATCTGCGCGACCGGCAGACGGGCCAGCTGGCGGTTGGCTTCCAGCACCAGCGGCAGGACATCGACACGCCCGTAATGCCGCCAGACCAGCGCGTCGAGCATTTCACCCTCGCGGGCGGTCAGCCGCAGACCTTGAACCTTCAGAGGTGTGCTCATGGGAATTTCTCCTGTAGCGCCCGCGCGGTCTGTTGGGCCGCATCGAGCACGGGCAGCGTGCGTTGGGCCAGGTCATAAATCGCTGCCGAGGTCGCCACGCCGCCGTTGGCCAGCGGCTGCAGCACGGATCGCAAGGTCTCCAGGGCGGTGAGGACACTCGCCACCTGGGTGTCCAACCCGGCACTGCCGGTCAAGGCTGTCTTCGAGGAGGTGATCGAGGCCAACCAGGCATCCAGGGCTTGGCGCACCGGGTGATTGGCGTCGGGCACGACCTGCAGCCATTCGCTGTGCAAGCCCCGCACGGCGGCACCCACCGCCTCGATGAGCTCCCCCAGCGCGTTCTGGATGGCGATCAGGGCGGCCAGGTCCGTGAAGCCGCCTATCCCCGTGAAGGGATCGAGCCGGGTGATGTCCTCCAGCAATTGGGTGATCGCACCAACCGGGTCATTCACCAGGTCATCGACCAGGGGCATCAGCATCGCAAACGGACTCCAGCCGCCCGAGTAGTCGGTGACGGTCTCGTCCTCGCCGTAGGCCTGCAGCTTCATCTCGAAGCCGACCCGGCGTGGCTGGCCGTCGTCCATCAGCACACTGCGGGTGTCGCCGACCTCGACGATCACCCACGACCCCCACACCCGGCCCAGGCCATCGACCAGTTGCAGGGGTTTGCCCAGATCGGCGAGCGCACGCATCTCCTCCACCTGCTTGAGGCCCGCGTCGAACCCCGGAAAGAGCACACCCTGCAGCCGGATCTCGGCAGGCTCGCGGCCAGTGAACTGCAGCGCGGGTTCCCGCCCGATGCGCGCCTGCTCGGGCCAGCGCCAGGACTGGCTCATGGCCAGGCTCTGGTAGGTCGCTTGCCCCATCTCGAAACGAAACGGCCCCAAGGCCAACATCACGCGTTCGGCCATGGCGAACCTCCGCAACAGGAATAGAAGGATCAGTCGTGCAGTGCCGCGCTGGAGCCACGCAAGACTTCGCGGATCAGGCTGCGCAGCCGACTGTCGAGCAGATCGGCCAAGGCCTGCGGGTCGCTGCCCGGGGGCGCATGGATGGTGATCTGCGGGGCGAAGTGGATCGAGGCTGCGCCTGGGGCTGCCGGTGCCCCCGGTGGCATGGATGGCGCCACACGAGTGGGATCGTTCACCGGGACTGGCTGGGCACGCGCCGGAGCCACCACATCGCCAGGCTCATCTTTGACCGATGGCAGTTGCGGTGCAGACGTGCCCTCCCACACCGGCCGCAGCGTTGGCACGGGCACATCGCTCTGAGCAGGCAGCGCCAACCCCAGCGACGGACGCTCCGGTGAGGGCAGCCGCAGCCCCTGTGCTGGCGATACCACGTCAGGGTTGGCCAGCGACAACGGCACGGCCTGCAGCGATTGGGCCAGTTGCCCGACTTCACTCACCACTGCCGGCCCGGCCGCAGCCACCCCTTGCGCCAGGCCGAGCGACAGCGCGCTGCCCAGCGTGGCGAACACCCGCGACGGGCTGTGGATGCCCAGCATCGCCTTGAAGCGGTCACGCACCCCGGCGGCCACTTCACCGACTGCGGCGACGGCCTGCTCTGCGGCATTGCGCACGCCTTGGGCGAGGCCTTGCAGCAAGCTGCTTCCCAGACTCATGAACTGCCCGGGCAGGCTGCCGAGCGCACTCAGCATCGATCCCATCACCGACTGCAATGCCTGCAGTGGGTTGGGCGAACTCAGCACAGCGGTCAGTTGCTGCCAGGCCGACTGGGCACCGCTGACCACGCCGGCCCACAGGCTGCCGAAGAACCCCGAGAGCGGTTGCCAGGCGGCTTGCAGCGCAGCCAGCGGCGAGAACGACACCAGCCACCGGAAGCCCTCCATCACCCAGCCCACCAAGGTGCCCACGGCCCGGATCGGGAACGTCAGCGCCGTAAAAGCCGTGCTCAATACGCTGCCGATCACCGTCCCGAGGGACTGGCCCGATGCCGAGAGGCTGTCGAATTCATCCTTGGAAAGCGTCACCGGCGCGAGCAGTTCGCCCACCCAGCCGATCAGGCCGCTGACCGCATCGGAGATAAACCCGAAGACCGACGCCACCGCCTGACCAATCGGTGCCAGCGGGGCCAGTACCGTAGTCAAGCTGCTGATCGCTGGCTGGACGCCTGCGCGAATGCCCTCGAACACGCCCCCCACATAGGCAGCGATGGGGTCCCAGTATTTGCGAATCACCAGCGCCAGACCGGCAACCGCCGCACCAATCCCGGCCACGATCCAGGTGATCGGGTTGGCGAGCAGCGCGGCCGTCGTTGCACCAATCGCCGGCAACATCGACCAGAAGGCCAGCGCCGCCGACTTGATCGGGGCGATCAGCCCGAGGGCACCCGTCTGAATCCGACTCCAGGCCAGCGACAGAATGCTGGCACTGGTTCCAGTGGCCGCCGCCTGCACTTGCAGTAGCGCCAGACCGGCCCGGGCCGACTGAAACGCCACCTGGGCACCGAGTATCGGCCCCTTCACGAAGGTCCAGGCATAGCCCAGTGCGATGGTGGCCACCTTCAAACCCAACACGGCGCCGACGGTGCCCACCACCCCTCGCGTCACGATGGGGAAACGCTCGGCCAGATTGGCCAGGCTGTCGATCGGCCCCATCAGCGCGCCCACCAGGCTGTTCAAGGCCGGCAGCAGCGCATTGCCCACCGTGATGCCGAGCCGGCTCATCTGGTTTTTGAGGAGTTGCAGGTTGTTGGCGGTGGTCGCCGAACGCGCTTCATACTCTTTCTGCATCGAGCCCGCGTAGGCCGTCTGATCGGCCACCAGACCCACCGCCTTCTCGTAGGTCTCCATCGAGCCCACCAGCTTGGCGATGTCGTCGGCGTACTCCATGCCGAACAAGTCCGACAACGTACCCATCAGATCGGGCGCCTTCTTCACTTGCTGCAGGAAGGTGGTCAGTGCGCCTTGGGCATCGCGCTGGATCATCTTCTTCATGACCTCAGCGGACAGCCCAATGTCCTGCAGACCCTGCTGGAACTTCTCGTTCTGCTTGTCGGCGGTCGCCAACTTCATCAGCAAGGCGTTGATGCCGGTGGCCGCCACCTCGGGTGGCGTCTTGAGCGCCAGGAAGGTCGCGCCCAGGGCATTCAACTGCGCGCCGGATAGCCCGAAGAGCTTGGCGGTCGAACCGGCCCGGTTGGCGATGTTCAGAAGATCGGAAGCCTTGGCGTCCATGTTGTTGGACAGGTGGTTGATGGCGTCGCCGAGCTTCACCACCTCGTCCTGGGTGAGGCCGAAGATCGAGCGCAGGCCCGTCATCGCCGCACCTGCCTGTTGACCCGACAGGTCGAAGGCCACGCCCATCTTGGCGGCGTCCTCGGCAAAGCGCAGCAACTCCTCGCGGGCGATGCCGGCCTGACCGGCAGCCGCGACGATGGCCCCAATGCCGTCAGCGGCCATCGGAATGCGGGTCGACATCAAGAGCACATCCTTGCTCATCTGCCCGAACTGATCCGGCGTGTCGAAGTTGACCACCTTCTTGACGTCGGCCATCACCGACTCGAACTGGACCGCCGGTTGCACCAAACCATAGAGGGCGCCGCCCAGAGCGACTGCGTCCATCATCTGGGCGCGGTAGGCGCTGCGGTTCTCCAGGTTGCGGGCTTGTGCTTGCTGCGCCCGGGTCAGCGCTTCAGTGCGGGTGCGCAGGGTCTCCAGCTGGCTACCGAGCCGCGCAGACTCGCTGCCCATGGCGCGGGTGTTCACCCCAGCCCGGGTCAAAGATGTGCTCAGTTCATCCACCGCTGCCCGCTGGCGGCGGTAGGCCTCTTCCGCCCGAGCCGCCGCTGCACGGGCGCGTTCCAGCTCGCGGGCCTGCTTGGCCGAAGGCTCACCACCTTGACCAGCGATATTCGCTTCCAGGCCAGAGACTTTCTGCTGGGCAGCACGCATCGCCAGGGCGGCATCCTTGGCCTGGCTGCGCAAAGTCTCCAGCTGCTTGATGCCCGACTGCTTGTTGCCCAGGTCGGCCATGGTGGAGCCCAGCTGGTTCAGCTGCGCCTGGGCACCGCGCACGGCCGAACCGAGCGAGGCCGCCAGCGTGGCACCGATGCTGATCTGAACGGGATGCGCTGTGGCCATGGGGAAACCTCGGAAATCATCAAATCATCAGGACGAGGCAGCTGCAGACGAAAGTCGCCGCGCCAACGACAAGGCCTCGACCAACTCACTCACCTCCAGGGCGAGCAACTCGGATCGAGGCCAATGGGTGTAGAGGGCGAGCTCCACCACGAGGGCGGAGAGCTCACCCGGATTCACTGCAAAAAACCGCCCAGCACCTTCTGCAGCTGGGCGTAGTCCTTCATGTCCAGCTGGTGGATGGCAGCTGGCGGCAACTCGGCCAGATTGGCGATCAGCCGGATCTCGCGCTCGGCGTCCGTGCCGGCGGACTTCTGCGCCGCCAGATGGTCGCCCACCGTGGGGCGGCGCAAGGCGATCTCCTTGATCGGCAGACCGTCGTGCTCGATGGGGAAGTTCAGGGTAATGCGTTCGGGGATGGGTTTCATGGGGGGCTCTCCTGGTTGTGTGATCAAACGCCAATCGCGGCCCGAATCTCTGCCATCTGATCGACCCCGCCGACCTTGCGCACGAGGTTCACGGCATCGATCTCGACGAGCTCTTCGTCACCGATGGTGAGCTTGTAGTAGTGCGCCGCCACCTGCAGGGTGAGCGTGCTCTTGTCACCGGGCTTCCAGGCGCTGGCCTCGATCTCTTTGCAGCCCCCGGCAAGATTGACGATCACCGGCCGGGCCACCGTGCCCTGGGCCTGAATCGCCCCGCGCAGGGTGATCTGGGAGCGGGTGGAATCCAGCAGCCCAAAGAGCTTGAAGACCTCCGGATCGAAGTCGGAGATGGTGAGCTCCGCTTCGAGCTTGTCCATGCCCAGTTCGAGCTCGACCGGGATATCCATCCCTCCGGCGCGATGCTCCTCGGTCTTCAGGGTGAGCTTGGGCAGCTTGATCTCGTCGACCCGCCCGGCGTAACCCCGGCCATCGACAAAGAGGTTCATGTTCTTCAAGACGTGCGGCAGTTCGATGGCCATTACAGAATCTCCTCGAGGTAGTCACCGACCAGGTGCGAGCGAAACACGATGTGCTCGGCCGGATACGGCGCCGTGAAATCAAAGTCGAAATACACCCGTCCCTCGGCAATGGACTGCGCGGTGTTGAGCTCGGGGTCGGCCCAGCAGCGACCCCCCAGAATCGCCGCCTGGGCCTTCAACTGGCGCAGGTAGGCATTGACCATCTCGGTCACTTCCTCGACGTAGGTGCGGGTGATATTGCGATCCACCGCCCACAGGTGCGCCTTGACCAGCGACTCGTTGATCATGTCGGCGGTGCGCCGCACCGACAGGAAGGCCCAGCGGCTGTCGGTGGCACAGGTGCGGTTGCCCCACAGGCGGATGCCGTCGTGGGACACGAAGGTCGCCACCGAGAACTCGTTGAGGTAGTTCGCCTGGGTGTTGGGATCGTTGATCGCCCAGGAGACTGGACGGGCGGGTCGCAGCACGCCGGTGACCACCTGGTTAGACGGGCTGAACCAGAAGCCGCGCTCGGCATCGGACTTGGCGATCAGCCCGGCCACCCGGGCCGAGGGCGGCTCGACGATCTCCGAGCCATCGCGGGCGCGGACCACCAGCCAGGGATCAACGATATAGGCGCGGTCACTGCCAAACTGGGCGCGGTAGTTGATGGCGGCCTCATCGTTGGTGTTGGGCCCATCGATCACCGCAATCCCTCGAGTCTTCTTGGCCACTGCGATCAGTGCATCGGCCACCGCCTTGTGCTGGCTAAACCCCGGGGCGATGAGGATGCGCGACTTCATCTCGCTGCGGGTTTCCTGTAGCGCCGCAATGCCGGCGAGTTGTCCGGTCGCTGGATCAAGACCGCCGATCACGGCGTTCATCGTCTCATCCAGCGTCGCCCCTTCGGGGACGCGCACCACGTAGACAAAGGGCGAGGCCTGGTCCTGGATGGCCCGCAGTGCCTGAGGCAGAGTGCCGGCGTCCCCCAGGTGGGCGGCCAGGCGCCGGTTATTGACCAGCACCGGGACATTGAACGGAAACGGCTCGTCCATGCCGCCATCCAAGCCGCGCGAACCGAGGGTGGCGGCGACGACGCCAGTACCCTCGCCGCCGGCCGTGACGCTGATGCGATCGGCAATCGTCGATTCGGCCATCAAGGCCTGGGCGACTTCAGCGGCCGTGCTGATGCGCGCACCGTCGAGATCGGTGGCCAGCGTCACGTTGATCAGGGTGGTGCCAGGGCTGCGAGTGTCCAGGGCCACCGCCAGTGGCGCCTCCGGTTCAGGGGCGGCGCGGATCTGGACGCGCAGGGTGTTGCCCAGCGCACCCGAGACCTTAGCCGTAAAGGTCAGTGCCGCCTCCCCCTGGCCCAAGGTCAGGGTGGCGGTGCGCGCGGACGAAGCACCCGGGGCGGTGCCCACCAGGCCAATGACCGAGGACTTGACGGTGCGCACCGTGCGCCCGCCGTCTTCGATCTCGACAAGTTCGATGCCGTGCAGGAAATGGTCTGCCATAGCGGTTCTCCAGAAAACAAAAATCCGCCAATTGGCGGAATAAAAATGGGGTTGAGAAAGCAGGCTGGCGAGTGACCGGCTACGACCGTAGCGGCTTGCCCTCGTCCGGCTCGATGGCCTTCTCACAGTGGTTCGGATCGAGCCGGTCCAGCAATCGACAGAAGACACAGGCCCAGCGCTTGCCTTCGCGCGCAGCTTTGCCGGCGCGGCTGGAGAGCGTCTCGTCCTCGTGCCCGCCGAAGGCCGCGTTGGCCAGCTGGTCGTGGGCGACTGCCAGGGTCCAGGCACGGCGGGAACCGGTGACGATGGCCAACAGCATCCACAGGGACGCGATCACAGCGGCGATCTGGCAGAGCATCCAAACGGCCAGCATCGACAGGCGATGTGAGATGACGCGGATCAGGGTGACCATCACTGCAGCACCTCCTGCACCCGGGCCTCGGTCAAGAGGCCGCTGGCGGCGAGCGCCTGCAGGCCACCAATGGTCTGGGCATCGGCCAGATTCACCTCTTCAGCGATCTTCAACTTGTCGAGAAACACCTCGACCATGACCTCGGTCTTGGCAGCGGTATAGATCGCGGCCAACTCCTCCATGGTGAAGCGATTCATGAAGGCCAGTTTGGTGATGACCTTCTGGGATGGAGCAGCCACGACTTGGGCTGCTTGTTCCGAAGCGATGAGGGCCAACACCTCCTCATCGGTTTTGCCGGGGAAGCGATCAACCGCCTTGCCGTCCTGCAGGGCATAGCGCAGGGCCAGTGTCGAGGTGGCTTTGCTGGGTGCAGGTAAATAGCCCTCCAGCGCCTCGGTGGCGATATCGCGCACCACCCCGTTGTCATGAAATGCAATGTAGAGCTTGGGCATCGCGGTCTCCTTTAGATCTTCCAGTTCTCAACGGGCATCAGGCAGGGGTAATTGGTGCTGGTGTAGCCGGTATCGATCCAGTAGCGGCTGGTCGACAAACTGACTGCGCCACCGTTGGCCAGCACCCCCGTGGTCTGGAATCCCGCCCCCGCAAAATCCATCAAGCCGACGTTCAAGCCCTGGCTGGAGTCGGCGTTGTTCTCGTGGAAGGAATAGGCAAAGGCGCTCGCCCGGATCGGGATGATCGACACACCACAACTGGAGCTGGTGTAGGACAGCCGGTAGTAGCGCGTGGGGTCATCGGTGTTGACCACGTGCCCCGAGAGGCCTGAGCCGTAGTAGTAATAGGGCGCGAACGCCGCCACCCACTGGTTGTCCCAGGTGATCTGGTGACGCATCCCGTAGTAACTACCCTGCTCGATACCGTAGGACGTGGTGCAGGAGACCGTCGTGAAGTTGGTATCCAGCGTGCCAGTGTTGCCAGCGCCTGGGGTGAGCACCGCCATGTGCGAGCAGTTGCTCGGCACAAAACGCACCAGGGCGATCTTGCCACTCTTGGTCGGAATCACCCGCATCCGGTACTGGCTCTCGGTGTAGCCGGTCGAACCGTTGGCGTTCCAGCTGAAATCCACATACTGGTAGCTCGCACCGTTGCTGCCGGCCTTGGCTTCCAGAATGAAGCGATCCAGTTCCCCAGGCTTGCCCGAGAGCTTGGCCGTTGGGTGCTTCCAGATATGGGCGCGGTAGTTGCAACTGGCGTCGCGCGCCTCGATCAACACCAAGAGCCCGGCGGCCCAGTGGTAGCCGAC